GTAGAAGACTGTATGGGCGTGGCGATAGAGAAGTTTGTCTCTATCCACAAGATCGTCCAAGGCATTGAGGCTGGCGTTTACCGCAAAGTAGACATCAATACCGATCCTGAAGATGCAGATTTAGAGCCAACCCAAGAATCTACCCAATACAAGGATCAAAAAGTCCGTTTATTGACCTACTATGGACTTGTCCCAAGGGAATACCTTGAAAACACAGAGGAACAGAAGGAAATTGTTGAACTTTTCCCAGAAAACTCTGTGGCAGAGGAATACACAGACCTAGTAGAAGCGATTGTGGTCATTGCCAACGAGTCATTGCTTCTCAAGGCAGAACCAAATCCCTACATGATGAAGGATCGTCCTATCATCACATTCCAAGCCGATACTGTGCCAAACAGGATTGTGGGGCGTGGAACGGTAGAGAAAGCCTACAACATGCAAAAGGCAACGGATGCCCAAGTCCGTAGCCATTTAGACTCACTTGCGCTGACAACTAGCCCCATGATTGCAATGGATGCTACCCGTCTACCAAGGGGAGCGAAGTTTGAAGTCAAGCCTGGCAAAGCAATCCTCACCAACGGCACACCCGCAGACATTTTGATGCCTTTCAAGTTCGGTACTACCGATCAAGGCAACATTGCAACCGCCAACGCCTTCCAAACCATGCTCTTACAGGCTACTGGAACGCTAGATTCCCAAGGATTAGTCTCTGCCGTAGCCCGTGATGGTGGTCAAGGCGGTATGTCTATGGCAATTGCCTCGATTATCAAGAAGTACAAGCGCACTTTGGTGAACTTCCAAGAAGACTTCTTGATGCCTTTCATAAAGAAAGCCGCATTTCGCTATATGCAATTCGATCCAGAGCGTTACCCTTCTGTGGACATGAACTTTGTCCCAACGGCAAGCCTTGGAATCATTGCCCGTGAGTACGAACAACAGCAGTTTGTGGGACTTTTACAGACTTTAGGGCCTAACACCCCTGTGATGCCATTGATTCTGAAGGGAATTGTGGGCAATAGTTCGTTCACAAACCGCTATGAACTGATGGATGCGTTGGAGAAGATGACCCAACCTGATCCACAAGCGCAACAAATGCAACAAGCACAGCAACAATTGGCTCTGCAAGCGGCTCAGGCGCAGATTGCGGTCAACACGACTCAGGCAGAACAGAATAGGGCTGATGCTACGAAGACGATGATTGAGGCTCAATTGTTACCACAAGAGGTTCAGGCAAAAGTAACTAACTCTATGACTCAAAACCTGCCTAATTCGGATGAAGCGGCAAGTCGTGAGTTTGACAAGAGGGTTAAGATTGCGGAATTGATGCTCAAAGAAGCAGACATCAAGAACAAATCCAAGATTGTTGAGATGCAGATGGCTGATAAACAAAACAAAGTGCAAGGAATGGAACAAGATTTCCTTGACCAACTGACAAAACAACTATCTTCAACCCAATCAAAGGGTGAATAATGGATATTGAAAGCCTAGCCAAGGAGTTAATCCTCAAAAACATGAGTCCTGAACAGCAATTGGCTGTTTTGGATGGGATTAAGGCTTCTGTCGCCCAAGCAAAAGAAGTTCAAAGGCAACGAATTGGCGAAAATGTTGGTTTAGTTGTAGATGCACTAAAACGCATAGAAGCAGACATCCGTTCTCGCTACGATGAAGTAGGAAATGCCATTGAAAAGCGTGTTGCCTCCATCAAAGATGGTAAGGATGGCAAAGACGGAAAGGACGGACGCAATGGCAGGGACGGACGTGACGGAAAGCAAGGCGTTCAAGGAAATAATGGCAAAGATGGAAGAGATGGGCGTGATGGGGTGGACGGGGTTGATGGTGTTAGTGTCACCTCTGCTCGTATCGATTTTGATGGTAGCCTTATCATTGGGTTGTCTAGTGGTGTTGAACTCAATGTTGGTGAAGTTGTTGCTCCTGACCTTGCGGAATCAATCAAAGTTATTACCAATGGCGGTGGTACTTCTCAGTCTGTACTTGATACTCTAGCCTCCCTACAAACCCAAATAAATAACCTAATTCCTAGCCAAACTGGGAACTCAGGCAAGTTCTTAACCACCAATGGAACTGCACTTTCATGGGCTTCTGTTGCTGGTGGACTTAGTTACCAAGGAACTTGGAACGCATCCACAAACACTCCTACCTTGGCGAGTAGCACAGGAACAAACGGTTACTACTACATTGTTGCAACGGCAGGAAGCACTAACTTAAACGGAATTACTGATTGGAAAGTTGGCGATTGGTTAATGTTCAATGGTTCTGTTTGGCAAAAGATTGACCAATCAGAGACATTGCAATCTATCACATCCACAGATGGAAGCGTTAGCGTAACAACCACAGGCTCAACGGCTGATTTGTCTGTCTCTGTGGCGGCTTCCACTACCAATGTTATTTGTGAAGTCAGAAACTCTACTGGAGCAACATTAACAAAAGGAACAGTTGTTTATATATCTGGTGCTACTGGTCAGTTGCCAACAGTAACTAAGGCTTTGGCTAGTGGAGATACAACTTCTGCTCAGACACTAGGCGTAGTCAACGCAAATATATCTAATAATGCTAATGGATATGTAACTATCATTGGTTTAATTACCAATATTGACACTTCAGCCTATACTGATGGCGCACAACTGTATTTAAGTCCTACAACAGCAGGAACTTACACAACAACAAAGCCATACGCTCCTGATCACATTGTTTATGTGGCGGTTGTTGAACACGCACATCCAACGCAAGGTAAGTTGTTTGTCAAAGTACAAAACGGCTATGAGTTAGACGAATTGCACAATGTCTCTGCTCAAACGCCTAGCAATGGACACACACTCATTTATAACGCAACCACCTCTTTGTGGGAGTCTCATACTTTAACGGCAGGAACTGGTGTTAGCGTTACCAATGGTGCAGGATCGATTACTGTTGCCAATACGGGTGTTACTTCTGCGGTGGCTGGAACTGGTATTTCAGTCTCAGGTGCTACGGGTGCTGTAACCATCACAAACTCTGCTCCAGATCAGACAGTTGCATTAACTGCTGGAACAGGCATCACGACAAGTGGTACATATCCAAACTTTACGATAACCAATAGTGCGCCTGATAAGACAGTCGTATTGACTGGTTCAGGTACGACTAGCATAAGTGGCACATATCCTAATTTCACCATCTCGTCTAGCGATGCTTATACGGGAACTGTTACTAGCATAGCGGCTGGAACGGGGTTGACAGGTGGAACTATTACGACAAGTGGTACTTTGGCATTGGCTACAACTGCTGTGACTGCGGGTAGTTACACGGCTAGCAACATTACTGTTGATGCTTATGGACGGATTACTGCGGCTTCCAATGGAACTGCTGGTGCAAGTATCAGCAATGACACAAGCACATCAAGTAACTTGTATCCATTGTTTGCATCGGCTACTTCAGGTACGCCAACAACGATTTACACAAGCAATGCTAAGTATTTGTATAAGCCAAGTACGGGTGAGTTAACTGCGCCAGCACCTATTGCTAGTAATGGTATTTCCTTGATGAGTACGACAGTAGGGACAAGTTACACGATTGCTAGTGGCAACAATGGATTTTCGGTAGGCCCGATAACTGTTGCATCGGGTCAGGCGGTAACTATTAGCGCAGGCCAGAGATGGTTGATACTATAAGGAACAAGAATGGCTTATGGCGTTGTAAATGCTGACAAAATGACAACTTCAGACGGAGTAAGTTCGTCTGGTTTGTATGGCTTTAAGAACCGCATCATCAATGGTGCAATGGTGATTGACCAGCGTAATGCGGGGGCTAGTGTTACTCCTACAACTGATAATACATATACACTTGATAGATATATAACAGCACTTTCTCAATCATCAAAATTTAGTGTTCAACAAAATGCTGGTTCTGTTACACCGCCAGCAGGATTTAATAATTATCTTGGTGTTACATCTTTGTCTGCATATTCTGTTTTGGCTGGTGATTATTTTGCAATACAACAACGCATAGAGGGTTTTAACACATTAGATTTCGGATGGGGTGCGGCTGGCGCATCAACTGTTACTTTGTCATTTTGGGTTCGTTCATCTTTGACAGGTACTTTTGGCGGTTGTCTTGCTAATAGTGCTTTTAATAGAAGTTATCCATTCTCATACACAATTTCTTCCGCAAATACATGGGAACAAAAAACAATAACTGTTGCAGGTGACACATCAGGAACTTGGTTAAAAACAAACGGAATTGGAATTCGTGTTAATTTTGCTTTGGGGTATGGTGCAACATATGGAAATGGAACTGCTGGAGCGTGGGTTGGTAGCGACTTAGAATCAGTAACAGGCGCAACATCAGTAGTCGGAACAAATGGCGCAACCTTCTACATCACAGGTGTGCAACTAGAAAAAGGCAGTACCGCAACATCGTTTGATTACAGACCTTATGGTACTGAGTTGGCTTTGTGTCAGAGGTATTATGAAAAGTCATATGACCAAGGAACAGCGCCAGCAACTAATACAACAACTGGGACATTTAATTTTTCTGGTTCTTCTGAAGGAAACAGCAACGTAATTGTTCCTATTCAGTATTCAACAAAGAGAACTGCGCCAACTTTAACTGGTTATCTTTCCACAGGAACTTCTGGTAGTTGGAACTATGAAAAAAATGGTGGCGCTGGTACTGGCTCAATAACTTTTGATAGAACTTCAGATAGAGAATCAAGAGCCTATATTTTTTTAGGAACTAACTGGGTTGTTGGTTATGTTTATGGTCATTGGACTGCTTCTGCGGAGTTATAAAAATGTATAAATATGTCAAAGATTTAACTACTCAACAGAATTCAACAACTGTTGTTAGGCGCACAAGTGATGGTGCTTGCATCCCATTTGACCCCG